TAATGAAGTATCTAAAAAGTAAAAGTGGTAGTCTTGAAAATTCCATACTAAGTGTTTGGAGTGAGGCTGCAAAGAAAGAAGGAAACGCATTTGGACAAGCAGTAACAGATGCAAAAGAAAAGGGTGACAAATCATTCGTATTTGCTGGAAAGAAATATGACGTTGAAGAAACCTTAAAAAGAATAAAAGAAACAAACAAGAACGACAAATCAGATGACGGTGAGGGAATGGACGCAGTTCAACCTAAAGCTGTTAAAAAGAAGTTCAAAGACAGAAAAGACAAAGATATCGACAATGATGGTGATGTAGATGATTCTGATAAGTTTCTTCACAAGAGAAGAAAAGCAGTATCTAAAGCAATCAGTAAAGAGAACTTTGAAGTGGGTACGAAAGAAAGAACAGACCATACACTTAAAGTTACTCCAGGCCAATCACCAGAAGAGTTTGACCAACAGGTAAGTATAATGCATAAGAAGAAGAACTCAATGCGTGAAGCTCTTGCAAAGATGTGGGGTATCAAAGAAGGTAAAAATCCATTTGACAAGAAGGAAGAAGAAGGGTATAATAAAGTTAAGAATAAGAAAGAAGGAAAAACTCTAACAGGTAAAGCAGAAACGAAAGTGGAAGTAGAACCGAAAATGGAAAAAAAGAAGTAATGAAAGAAATATACGAACTGGGTGAGAGAAAGGTAGATAAAGAAGATTTACCTGATATATATTGTGATATGGATATGGTTTTATGTGATTTTATCAAGGGTGCAGATGAAGCCGTTGGTGGTAGTTTTGTGATGTCTGATAAGGAAACTCGTTGGAAGAAGATTGGAAACACTAAGGGTTTCTGGGAAAACTTGCCTTGGTTCAGAGGTGGTAAGAGATTGTATTCTTTTATCGCAAAATATGACCCATATATACTTTCTGCACATAGTACTAGTGATACGAACTCTAAGAGAGGAAAGAATAAATGGTTAGATAAGAATACAAAGATTCCTAAAGGTAAGAGGAATATTGTATTAAGAGAACAGAAGAAGAAGTATGCAGTGAATAGAGATGGTAGTTCAAATCTCCTAATTGATGATTATATAAAAAACATAAAAGAGTGGGAAACTGCTGGTGGTATAGGGATAGTTCATACCGACACTGGAAAAACACTTGGGGAACTTAAGAAATTAGGGTTCAAATAATTATAAATAGTTAGAAAATAAGGAGAAACAGATGCCTTTACAGAAGAGTTTCAATATTTTATTGGAAGATGTTAACGCAGCCGAGAATGATGCATTCTTGCTACTTGACAGAACAGCTGATGGCGTTGATATCGGTGATAAACTCATTGGTGTTGATGCGTCTGCAAGTGAAGCAAAACCATCAGGATTAACAGAAGATGCTGACGGTAGTGGAGATTATGACAAAAGAGATGTTATCGCAACAGATAGTGGTTGGGTTTTTAAAGCTGGAACACCTAACTCAGGTAATGATAACAAGGGTGCTCAACCAGAAGTATTACAGTGTATCAGAGGATTAAAAAAGTCAATAGACGTTCCTTCTGCACACCAAATATCAATTGGTAATACATCAGACAGAACAAAGTATTATCCAGACGGAGATACATTTACTGGAGTTGCATCATCAACTTTAGGTGATATAACAGTTTACTGTTATTTCAACGAACCAGTTCATGTTACTGGAACACCACAGTTACAACTAAAACAAGCAAGTGCGTTAGGTTCAAACTTTGGAACAATAATGGATATCAATACATCAGTATCAATTTTCTCTGAAGGTATTGTTGGATTTTCATTACCAGCAAGTACAGACACAAGAACAACTAATGTAACTAATAATACACTAGGTATTAAAGCTGACGACCTTATAGGTTTAAATAGTGGAACAGTACAGAAGTTAAATGACGAAAGAGTTATATTAGAAAGTGGAGTTGCAGACGACCAAGTATATCTAAAGTTAGATGGAACAGATAGTTCAAGTAGAGATAACAATGGTTTTGTTACACACGAAGGTGGTGTTGGAATGGCTGCAGACTTAGGTTTAGCTATTGACTCAAATGCTACAATGACTGTTACTGCTGCTTAATAAAACGTATAAATAAAAATAAAGTGAGAATATATTATGGTTAATGAAGATACTATTAAAAAAAGAATTGCAGCTCTTGAGAGTGATATCAAAGTAATGACAAATACTATTCAAGAGATAGATGCTAAGAAACAGGAAGCAATCGCAAACTTGAACGCACTACATGGTGCAAAACAACAATGCGAAAGTTTCTTAAAAGAATTACATAATGATGACCAGACTGCCTCGGCTGTTACTGGTTCGTGATGTGGGAAATTACCCACAGTAACATTCCCCAATTAAGGGGTTTTTATAAGGAGAAGCCAAATGGCCGATAAAAAAATTACAGCGCTTACTGACTTAAGCACTGGAGTTGCTGGTGCAGACTTACTTCATGTTGTTGATGACCCTACAGGTACACCAATTAACAAGAAAGTTTCTGTAACAAACTTCGTAAATAACTTACCAACTTTCATAGGATTTTCAAATTCTGTGCAAGACATATCTTCTGCTGTTACAACAGCAATCTCAATCACAACTGCATTGACATTGTTAGAAACAACAGGTACAAACGCTGCTACAACACTTGCTGATGGAACAGTGGTTGGACAAATCAAGATAATCGTTCACGATACAGACGGTGGTGCATCTGAAATGACACCTGCTGACCCAATGGGTTACATAGATGTTGATTTCGTATCATTAGGTGATTCCGTAACATTAATTTGGAGTGGAACAAAATGGGCTGCATTAGCAAATACAAACTTAGCTGCTGATGACGGTATCATTGAAATCACTGCAACTGACTAATTTAGTCGTTCACTATAGTGGGGGGTCAAACTCCCACTATCTTTTTACATTAAGGAAGTAGATATGAAATCATTTAAAAAGTATATTAAAGAAAGGTCATACAGTGGTTCGAGTCCAGGCGATGAGTATAGTATTGACTCTGACACAGGTATGTCTGCTGGTGATGTTACCAACGTAGAAACATTAAGAAAATTAAATGCATATTTAGGTTCTATAGGTAATATGGAATATCTACTACCAGAACACGCACTTAATCGTTTAAGAACTAGTTTAATGAAAGTTGGATTATCCTTTGGTGAAATACCAGCAATGGAAGGTTCAAGTGGTTCTTTCGATTTACCTTTAACCAGATTTGGTGGAAGGTTCGGTAAAGATGAAAATACCCCTAGTGATGAGTTTATAAATGATGATGGTATATCACACATTATCGAAGGTGGATTAGCTCTTAAAATACAATATGAGATGTCCCCAAAGAATAATTCATGTAGGGTGTTTGCAAAGATAGCATAACACAATGTATGAAAAAATAACGAATGAGAATGTTATGATGTTCGCAATCAGACATTATAACAATCCTCAGTGTGAAGGTGAAAAAGAATTTCAAGATGATTTGAAACGGTTCAAATACATCAAAAGACTCTTACGAAAATACCACGATACTGGTATCCTCAAAGAAAGATTACTCCTCAATCATTTTATTGTATTAAACAATGTATTCGGTGCAGATGCGTGTGCAACTCTACTATTATTTAAAATACAAAAAGAATACTGGTCTGCACTTAAGTCATTTTTATTATACCTAAATATACTTAAGGAAGATGAACTCCAAGATGTCTTAGTGGACAGTAAAGTAAGAGAAGTTTTAGAGGAACTATAATGGGTAGAGCTGTAGATTTATTTGTAACTTATCGTTTTATAAAGTTATTGACAACACCTTTCAATAAAACAGATGCATATAAGTTTGGTATTATTGATGATGAAGGTAATCGTATTAGAGAACCTAATTCTTCCCAAGTAAAGGTTGTACTAAATACATCTCAACTTAAAAATTCATATACTATACTTCATAAATTAGTATTCAATATCAAAAAAATATTTGCAAAAATTCCTGGCTTAAGAACAAAGGTTGGAACTTATGCAGCTGCATTGTTTCTACTCAAAGACACATTAAGAGAGCATGTATCAGACCCAGATGTTTTTGAAAAGGAGTTTATGAAATATCTCAAAGAAAACGATATAGAGTTAGATAGAGAGATATCAGAAGAAGTTATAGGGTTTGGAGAGGTATTACCTAAAGGTGAGTATGTTCTAAAGAACGATATACTAAATAAGGAAGAAGAAGAATTAACTGCAAAGAAGGGTGATAAGGTCGCAGTATTTGATGACCAAGCCCCTATAGATACAGTATTGGGTGTTGAGATATTTCCTGTTATTCATATGAAAACCCAAGAAAAAATATATGTAAGTTTGGAGGATATTAAAGATGGTTAAATGGACAGAAGTAAGTGCATATAGTGGTATGCCTGTTGAAGAAGACGCACCCACAAATGCAACAGGAGCTGCAGTATCAACTGATGTTCCTATTGTTAGAAAGAAAAAGAAAACATTTATAGATGCAAGAACAAAAGTATATAAACAACATCAAAAGAAATTAGAAACTGCAAGACAAAGAAGAGAAGAAAGAAAAAAGAATGCAGCTAAAATGAATGAAGAACAGATTTCTGAAATGAAAAAGGTAGAGATAACACTTAATAATCCAAATGATGCTAAAAAGATACAAAAAGATGTGATAGATTTAACTAATAAAAAAAGAAAAGTTAATATTACAATGAAACAAATGGGTAAAAAATTAATAATTGATGGTGGTGATTATGATATCAACAG